GGGTCTGGCCGCTGTGGCGTTGTGCGGCACCTTGGGAAGCGCTCCTGCCGCGTTTGGGGGCGGGCAATGAGACACCAGAAATCGATGTTGTCTTGACGATGAACAGTGCTCGCACTGTCAGTACGAATTCAATCGAACCATCCTGGGTTTGTCTGGCCGCAATGGAGAGAATCAACATGTCTTGATACTTCTGGACGCCGGTTTGTACCTCCAGGGTCTGTCCGCTGCGTTGCAGATTCCGCAGGGCGGTGTACACCTGGGCAATGCGGCCTGTGGCGGCAGAATCATCACGGGGGGTGATGGGCTGAAAATCCGGCAGCCAGTCGGCCAGAGGGCGCACGGCGTGCTGGCCGTCGCTCTGCGGTGCAGTGGCTTGGCTGATCACCGAGGGCAGCTCACGTTGGGCCACACGCAGGGCCTGAGCGGTGAAGGGCAGCAGGTCCGTGGGGAATGGCACGCGATCGGTCAGCAAACGCAATGGCTCGGCCCTGTGCTCCTCTGCGGCAGGGGCTGGGCTGCGCTGGGGGTGGTAGTCCACCACAATGCCAGCAATGGTGACGGTCTGCGGCATCAGAACGGCGTGATCGCCAATCATCGCGCCAGACTCTATCGGGTTTTCAGTGATGCGCAGCTCGGCTTGGTGCGTTTCTTCAAGCACTGCATCCAGGGTGATGGTGCCGATGTGGCGGTGGGTCAGGGTGATCATGAGGGGGTGGAAAAATATCAATGGTGATTTATATCCATACGGATATAATGCAGTTCCATGAAGGTACTCCGATTCCTTGGTGACTCACTGATGTGCTTGCGGCAGTTCCCAGAGGACGCATGCAGCGATGCAGGCTACCAACTGGACAAGATACAGCGTGGTGAGCAGCCTAAAGACTTCAAACCGATGCCTTCCATTGGTAAAGGTGTTGAAGAGTTACGAATCTGGGATGACTCTGGTACTTATCGTGTTGTCTACACTGCAAGATTGGCTGATGCCGTTTATGTCTTACATGCTTTTCAAAAGAAGACGCAAGCCACAAGCAAACGCGATGTAGAACTTGCTAAGAGGCGATACACCGAACTTACAAAAGGTGCCAAATGACTAAGATAGAAACTTTTAACAGCGTATGGGATGCCTTAGCAGATACACCAGAACAGGCTGCAAATCTTCGTGCCAGGGCTGAACTCATGCGGCAAATCGCGGCAGTCATTGAAGCAAACGACTGGAATCAATCACAAGCTGCAACACACTGCGGTGTGACCCAACCACGTATCAACGACTTATTACGTGGTCGTATCTCGCGGTTCTCATTAGATGCTTTAGTCAACATCGCCACTGCCATCGGACGGCGCGTTCATGTGAAATTAGAAGCGGCATAAAAATCAAAAACAGAACGTGTTGGTCACCGGGGTGAGATTTACCGATAGGCTGGGCGGATCAAAACGCCACAGCACTACCGGTATTGCGCAGCGCCATCTGGTGGTGTCTGTTGATGTCGGCGGCGGCTTGGCGACCGGCCAGGATCGGGTCGGCGGTGTGGATATCGATCTTTACTTCCTGTTGGGAATGCACGTTGGGCTGAGAACGGGCGGGCGTGGCGGCCTGAGCAGCGGCGTGACGCGCTGTCGTCTGGGCGGCCTGCACCTGTGCATTGACGCGCTGTGCCACGTCTTGGGTGTCACGACCGGCCTGCTTCAGTGTTGGAGCAATCGCTCGGAAAAAGCCTTTGATCCGCTCGGCCCCCTGGGCGATACGCCCGACGGTACGGTCCCACAGCGTCATGAGGGTGTCGAAGGCGCTGGTCAGGGCGGCGCTGATACGGCTGCCCATGGCGCTGAACACGGCCCGCAAGCGGTTTACGGCACTATCGGCGCTGGCGATGCTGTGGCTAAAGGCCAGCGCACAGGCGTCCTTGACGCTGGCCCAGGTGGTCTTGGCGGCGGCGGCAGCCTCTTGCAGCGTGTGTTGGATGGACCCAACCGCGGCATGGGTGGTGCGGGTGCACCAGTCCCAAGCGGTGCCCACCGCCTGCTTGATCTTGTCAAAGTGGGTATAGATCGCATAGGCCAACAGGGCCACGCTTGCAATCACTACTCCAATGGGGTTGGACAAAAACGCGACCCGCAACGCCAGCGCGGCAACCTGGAGCGCTTTCACCAACGGCCCCGCCAGCCACAGCGCCAGGGTGCGGCCTGCACCCAAAAGGCGGCCAATATGACTCACCACGTGACCGATGGCCAGTCCCGCTAAGAGGACGCCAAGGGCGTTGAGTGCGGGCGTAAGGTGTTCAATCACGGCCTTGGCGCGCTTGGCGTAGGCAATCAGTGGACCCCAGAAGGCACCGAGCAAGGACTCTCCGCCGTCCAGGTAGGTTATGAAGTCATCGACCAAGGCCACGAGGGCCACGATCCCCGCAATCAGCCAGGTGAGTGGGTTCAGTGCAAAGGCCCGGGCCAGCACCGCGCCCACGGCCAGCAGCGCCGCTTTCCAACCAATGGTTTGGTTCACCGCGCTGTTCACGGCACGGATGACGTTCCATACGGCGGTGCCCGCTGCAATGAGGATCTTGACGACTTTGCCGATGCCATCACGCAGTTGCTCTTTATTGGCAATCAACCAGTGTTTGGAGTGCTCAATCAGCCGGGTGAAGGCCGGTGCCACCCCAATGGCGATGTTGGTCCGTAACGCCCCCAGCACCACGCGCAGGCGTTCCATCGCATCGCCATACTCCAGCGCGGTATCGGCACCATCCGCGGTGATGACGCCTAGATCGTGTGCCTCTTGGAAGACGCTGTTTAACTCTTCACGACTCAGGCGCAGGGTTTGCAGCATCGTGGCATCCATGCCCAGGTTGGCTAGGATGGACTGCTGTTGTGGTGCCGACAAGCCACGGATTTTTTCTTGCACATCGCCCAGCATGTCGCCAACGGATTTAACGGAGCCATCGGCCTGTCGGGCCTGCAAGCCCAGCTTTTGGAACAGCATGGCCCCGCGCCCCACTCCATTGGCGGCTTCGCCTATTTTTTGGGACAAGGATTCAATAGAACGGGTCGAGGCCTCCACAGAGGAGCCATTCAAACGCGCCGCATAGCCCAGCTCCTGGAGCAAGGACAGGCTGGCTCCGGTGCGCTGGCTGGCACTGTTGAGGGCATTGAGTTCGCTTAAGGCGCTGCCGACAAAGCGATTCATTCCCGCCAGCGCCCCGCCCATGGCGGCGGCGGCCACCGTCACGAGGCCCGTAACGCGGGTCAGGCCGGTGCTAAAGGTGTTGAAGCCTGAGGTGTCAGCGACCGCGCCAAGGCGGATCAGGAATTCGTCGAGAATCATCGCAGGGGGTTAGTGCGTCATGCTGGAGGGCATCCCATTCCACCATCGCGGTGTGGAAGCTACATAAGTCACTGAGGCAGTACACGGTGCGCAGTTGGTCAAGATCGCAATAGCCGCGCATGATCGGTGCCCAGACAAACCAGTCGGTTACGGTTGCTCGGCGCTTGGCATGGGATTCAGCTCCTGAAAGGCCGCCATGCCGCCAGCGAAAAAATCGCTGTATTGATACTTGACTCCTTCCATCAAGACGCGCAGCAGATGGGTACGGCGGGTGTTGAAGTGCTCATTGAGCCGATCTGGGCTGAGCCGGTAGGTGGTGCCCTCGGGGGTCTTGATCGCGGTCTGTTCAAACACCAGGGCTTCTATCTCGGTCACCGCAGGGTCGCCCAGATGGCTCAGCAGCGTCCCCAGGGCAACGGAGGCGGCGCCTTGGGCGTTGGCCAATGCGTCTGCATCCATCCCCCGCAGTAGCACCCCGGCGCGTTTGAGTGATTGCCAGGCCGCCATCGCATTGGCCGGGGTCATGACGTAGGTGAGGCCCTGTATTTCAAAACGATGTTCATTGTTCATGCGTTGCCAAAGCCTTTTTCTAGAGTGATGTCCATCACTTCAAACACCAGTGTCCAGGTTTCTGGATTGTGTCCGGCGCCCCGGGTAAATCCTGGGGGGGGGGTGAAATACCCTTGGGTGGCTGTCACCACGTCCTGATTCAACAGGTCACGGATATCCAGGGTGAAGGGGGTGAAGGACTGGATCGCGCCGCGTTGCTGCGCCAGTCGCCTGCTCAAAAAGGCGTTGTCGGCGCTGTGCTGTTTGATTTTCAAGGTTAAGGTGCCGGATCGATCCGCGTTGGCGACAAACACGCCCGTGCCGCTGGCCCCGATGGTGTAGGCACCGGCATCGGCATTGTGTTTGGCGTCGATGACGTCCGTGCCATCGGCCCAGTCTTTGATCTGGGTTCCATTGAGCAGCACCGACACTTGTTTGGGGTCGAAGACGGACATGGGATTCCTTTATCGGTCAAAGTGGATGATGACGTCCACCGCATGGATGGCACCGGCCAGCTTCACGGCGATCTGGATGGGCGGTGCCCGGCGTGCTTGGCGATCAGAGGTCGATAAGGTGTCCACTGAATCGGCCCAGACATAAAAACCAGCGTCCAGGTAATCGCCGGTGGCCAGCGCACCGAGGGCCTGCCCGTTCCAGAGGCCAGGGGCAAAGGCGCCGTTACGGACCCCTTCTTGGCAGACTTTTTTGCAGGCCGCGATCAGCAGGTGGGTGCCTGCATCCGTCAGCGGCACCTTCGTTGGGCTGCGATGCAGGACGGCAAACACTTCCTTTTGCACCGCATCCACCAGCCAATCCAGCAGATGGACTTCATCAAAGAAGCGCCCGCCAAGACAGGTGCCTTCGGCCACCATCGCCACATCATCAACGTAGGCGTAATAGTTGATGCCTAAACGCAGGCACTGGGCCACCTGGGTCTGTGTCAATTGATCTGCGGCCACGCCGGGCAGGTGCTTAAATTTCATGGTCAGGGCGGCGTTGTTGGCACTGAAGTTCACCGACAAGGCACGGGCCAACCACGAGATCACCGCGTAGGGGTCCGTGGTGTCGTACAGCACCACGGTGCGATCACACCCTGATGCGTTGAGCTGTCTGAACACATTGGTTTTTTTAAAGTCCAAATGCGCCGGATCACGGGTCGTCCATCCCATGATTTTTTTGTCTGCCGCTTGGATCCAGGTGGAGGCGGATCGGATCTGCGTGTCTGTCAATGTCTCATCGGCCACTGCGGCGGCATACCAGCCGGTGGTGAGTGCCTGCAAGGCCGCAAAGGCATCCGGTAATGTCTCGGCCTCAATGGTGTCAGCGTTGTTACCGATGTTCAGGCGGGCCTGATCGGCTTCAAGCTTCAGCCAGTGCCCGACATAGGTGCCAGAGGGACTGCGCTGCTGTGCATAGCCAATGGCGTTATTTCCTCCGGCCACGGCAGCATAGAGTTCAAAGCAGTCATTTAAGAATCGGCAATTCACTCCAAACTCATCCAGTGCCTTATTCAACACCGTCGCCACTTGGGAGAATGAGGTGGCCGTGGTGAAATTCAGCTTGGATAAGGTGACATCCACACCATAGATGCGGATGGAAAAACAGCCGTCATCCACGCCCTTGTACCACGTATCGGCCTGAGCAATCGGCCCGGAGGTGAGTGTCGTTGGGGAGGCGGCAATGTGTTGTTTAAATCGATTCCAGCGCGCCACCATGAGCTGTTTGGGGCGGGGGCTTTGTGCAAAAAAGCGACGTGTGGCGGCTGCGGTTTTGGAGTAGCTGCCAAAGGCGTGTTCCACCTGCTGCTGCGTGCTGGCATACATGAAGCGTGTTTTGGTATCGACAAACACGCTGCCCGCTTCGGGGGTGAACACGGCCAGCATCCCAAAGTCACGACGGGGTGCTGACTGGGGCTGTCCATTGAGTTGCACAGTGACAATGTTTGAAAGCGCTAGCGCCATTTACTGGGTCTCCGGTGCCGTCATGGTCACGCTGGCGATGTGACCGGTGCGGGTGTGAATATGGATGTCTGCGCTGTCCACAGCCGCCAGGGTGGTCACCACACGGTGGTGGTGGGTGATCTGTAATTCGATCCGGGCGCGGGCTTCATAGCCGCCGCCCACAATGGCGGTCAGGTCCTGGGGGGCGCTGACGGATACTAGGCCCGCCCGCAGTGCCCGCAGCCCCGCCATGCCTGCTTCGCAGGACAGGAACGCACGGGCCTGCAAGAGTTGGGCGTAGGCGTCGCCGCCATAGGCATTGACGCTGATCTGGTGTAGGTAGGTGCAGGTGATCACTTGCTGCGCTCCGTCAGTGTCGACACGCGCCGCCCCCAATGGGGTGCTGCTGACGCACTTCACCGTCACAAACGGTGCGGCTCCACAGGGGGCGGCTTGGTCGGCAGGGCGGACGGTTCCTTCAGGTAAGGCCAAAAGCATCCGCAGCAGGTTGCGCAGTCCCGTCATGTCGAACGGCGATACCGTGGTAGTAGCCATACTCGGACCAGTCAGAAAGCTGCACGATGCGCCAGGTGGTGTCCTGGTAGTGCACCAGATCACCGACGCATAGCGCGTGCTGGCTCATGATTTTTTTGGAGGGAAAATAGCGCTGCCCTTCTGGAAGCAATTGCAGGTCATCGGGTTTGACCGGATGCAGGATCGCTCGCACAGGGTGCGCAACGCTGGCCTGGATCCAGGTGCCATCGGCGCGATAGTGCCCGTGGTCACGGTGTACCGTGACGGTCTGGGCAAAGCGTGGATTGCCAAACAGCGCGCTAATCTTCAGCATCGCGCACCTCATAGGTGATCGACTGGAGCATCTGCCCGGTGTCAATCAGCGGGGCGCTGGAGCCTTTGCGCTGAATGGTCTGTTGCCTCAGCGGCGGTAAGTCCGCGTGACGAATCGTCGCCTTGACATCACCGGCGGCCACCGTCCCTAGCAGGTTCAGGGCGGTTTCTACGGTCATCGCATCACGCAGCACTGCGCGCAGGTGCTGCCTGTGCAGGGCCACATACTTGTCCTGATGTTCGCTGATGGAACGCCGCACCACCGAGCGTTCCGGAATGCCCCGCTCTGGTGCACCCAATTCATGCACCGCCAACAGTCCAGCCGAGCCGATCCCGTCTTCCGTCCGGGCGTTGTGCGCGGCAGGAATGCCCACCACCACAGCGCGCTCCCCCAGCGTCTGAAGCCGCTGCGCCAGGGCCTTCCACTTTTGGGGATCGGCGGGCCGAAGGATCGTGACCGCACTCATGGGGCGACCAAGGCCCCCAGGCCGATCATCCGACGCAGCGCCAGGTAACGTTGTCCATACACCGAGGTGGCTAGCCAAGCGTCACTGGCACTGTCAGAGGGCAGCGCCGCGTAGCTGATGTGCAGATCACCGGCCCGCTCGGACACTACCGCGCCTGTGGTGGCGGCGCTGTCGCCCAGCCCTGGGGTGGACCACACAAAATGGGCCGCCAGGCTCGCGATTCCTTGCGCATACGCCGCTCCCCATCGGGACGCGTCCAGCCAGGGATGGGCATCCTCCAGGGCCTGAGCCACCCGTTCCGGGGGCTGGGTGGCAAACTCCGGATAGCGTGCCAGGAACGTGTGAAGCGTCAGTGACTCGGACATCATCCCTTCCTTCCGGGTTTGCCAGATTTGACCGGCGTGCTGTCATGGCTGCCGGTCCCCGGAAGGACAGCCGCGCTCCCTTCACCAGAAACCTGCCCTTCACTGTTGGGTGGGCCCGCCCCCTCAGGGGGGCTGTGCGGCTGGAGCGGCTTCTCCTGCTGTTCCTCCCGCTGGACCGGCTCCTGCTGCTGCTCCACCAAATAGCCATTGTCAAACCACAGGCCAATGCCAGGGTGCTGCCGCAGCTGCTCCACGTGTGCGGCCTCCAGGGCCTGCGTGCGTCCGGCCTGGATCGTCACGCCATCCAGGGTCGCCATCCAGGGTGACATCACAGCTGCGGGTGTTCTTGAGCATGATCGTGGTCATGGTGCTGCGTTCTCCCAAAAAAAAGCGCCTCAGGGCGCTGGTGTCATGTGTGTGGCCTCAGACTCAAATGCCGTCGGCATACAGGGCGGACTTGGGATAACGGAACTCCACGCCGCTGTATTTGTATTCGCCTGGAATATCAAACGTCAGGCCCTTGGGTTGCGGGGGCAAAAACCGGATCGGCATGGGCAGATGCAGCACCAGCTTGGTGGGGTTCTTCGTATACAGCATGGCGCGGGTCGTGCCGCCTTCCCCTGCCGTCTCTAAGCCGTAGCCGGTGCGGACGGTCAGATCAAGGCCACGCTCAGCTTTGGCAATGTTGTTTTCCAGCACGTAATGCAGAATGGTTTTATCGCTGTTGTCACTGCGCGGGGTGGACACCAGATAGTTCATCACGCTACCAGGCAAGAGAACGGTATCGATCATCTCCACATAGTGGGTGTTCATCCAAGCGCTGGAGATCAGGGCGTTGAACAAGGCTAGCACCTGGGCGGGCGATTGACCGATCCAAGGTCCGGCGGTGTTCAACAGGACCGGCACGCCAGGATGGGTATACAGGCCGGTGAGTTCGTCCTCACCAAACAACGCCACATCGTTGATATGGCGCTCATAGGCATCCATCGCCGCATCGGCCCGCGCGGTGTTGAGGGGTTTACGCAGAAAGGCCGATTGGCGCAGTTCCTCGGTGGTGTAATCGTAGCCAATGGTGCCCAACACGACAGGCACGCTCTTTTGTGCGTAGGCCACATCGACCGTCGGAATATCTTCGCCCCGTCCAGAATGCCGCTTGCCCCGTCCGGAATAGTCATACATTTGATAGGTCACCGAGGTGGCGTACTCGCACGCTTCGGTGCTGATGGGCACCAAATCCCGGTACTGGATGCCTTGGCGCTGGCGGGCGTAGATCGTCGATTCAACATGGGTCAGTTGCGACACCAAAAACGCCAGCGCTTGGGTGGCATCACAGGTCTGATACCGTGCATCGGTCAGCAACATCGGGTTCAACGCATCGGCTATCTGACGGCGGCGTATGTCAATCATGTTCATGCAGGTCCCTTATTTAAGAATGCGGATTACGCCCAGCGCTCCGGGGGCGCTCGTGCTATCCCAGATGGCCTGGGGGTAGGGAATGGTGTCTGAAGCGATGGCGGCAGATCGGGCCGCGCCCCAGGCCCCCGTTCCCGCAATGCGGATAAACACCGGATCATCCGGGCGGCAGCCATCCTCGCAGATCACCCAGATGCGACCGATCTCCAACACCGGCACCATCGCATGGGGGGCATAGCGGACCTGTCCGGCCGCATCAGCCACCATCGTGACATGGCGGACACTGATCCCCAGGATGGCGGCATCTGCCCCATCGGGGGCTTTGCAGGTGGCGTCTTTGGGGCCGCGTGCCACAAATAAGCCAAAATCAATCGGGGTTTCTCCGGCGTTTTTGTAGTTGCACAGGCCGCTGGTGTTCAAGTCGATCACTTGCCCCGCAACGCCAAGATCAAGTAAGCGCCCACCATAGGTGGATAAGTCAATTCCGGACATGCGTGTTCCTTAGGGTGCTGAAGTGCTATAGGTGGCGTGGGTGAGCTGCTGGATATACGCCGCTCGCGGGTCCAGGTCGGCATCCGATGTCTTGACGATCTGACGCCGTAACGCCTCGTTCACCGCCTCAGCAGCCAGCCCTGCCGAAGCCGTCACCGGCGCGGACGCCAGAACGTTAAACGCCAGGTCCACCGCCGTCTGCGCGGCATCGGCCACACGGACCCCGTGCAGTAAGGTGTCAATCATGGCCGAATACGTGGGGTGGAGACGGCTGACCACTTCACGGCGGATTGCGCTGCACGGCTTGCCGTCGGTCACCAGGCCCGGCACCAGCCGCCGCGCATCGCCGATCTGTCGTGACATGGCTTCAATCGCTTGATCCCGCTGTTGCGGGTCTTCGTCCGCAGCGCGGGCCGCTTCCAGCGCCGCCAATTGCTTGGACAGGTCCGCTATGTTGGCCACCAGCTGTTCCTTGGTCAGCGCTTGGCCGCTGTCCAGTTTGATGGGGGCCTGGGCGGCGTGCAGATCCTCTTCCAGGGCATCCACTTTCTCGGTGGCCGTCTTGAGTTTGGCCGCCAGGTGTTCAACCGCGCTGGCCTCGGTCTCTTCAAGCTCCAGGCTGATACCGTCAACACTAATGCGGCGTTTGGTCATGGGGTGTTCTCCAAAGGGTGGGGGTAAGGCAATGTCACGATCGGCCACGCGGCACTGGGGTCCAGCACGGCCCGCGGCAACGGTGGCAATGTGGTTGCCACGGATCCGGATCTGTTTGACGTCGTAAGGTTCTCCCTCAGCCGTCAGGCCCGGGGTCCAGTCGTACTCAGCGCTGTAGCCGCCGGAGAGTTCTTGTTTTCCAGCTTCAATCTTTTCGATGGTCGCCTCATCGGTAATGGTGAGATCGGCCACCAGATACTCCCCTTCGCGCCGTGGATTGCGGGCAAAGCCCACCGCATGGGCGCGCCAGTTCTCGGCGGTCACCTCCTCATCCGGATGCTCATCGGTGATCGGGCGACCATCAAAGCTGGCGATAGCCTCAGCAGCAAACACTTCTTCAGGCGGTCGGTAGACGCGAATCACCCGCTGGGGATCCGCATCGCTTACCCCCAGTTCGTGGGCGGCATAGTGCTGTATGCCGGTGCGCGCAAATCGGGCAGGTACGATCAGATACCCTTCCGGCGTCTTGCGACGTTGGGTCAGTTGGACATCTAGGGTGATCATCAAGGGCCTTCCAGCGTCACGTTCGGAATCGCCACACAGCGGCAGTTGTAGTCCTGTCCCGGATGCCCCGTCGCGGGGGGATCGCTCCATCGAAAGACGGTGCCATCATGGGCGGCATGATCCTCACGCACCCGTTCATCTCCTGAGGTCTGCCAGGTGTAGCTTTCAATCCCCAACCCCACTTGCCGGATTTCATTGAATGCGGCATTCATTTTTGATGTCTGATCCCGTGCAATGAATGTGGCCCGTGATGCCGTGGCATCGGTGATTTGTTCAATCTCCTTGGCAACATCTTTGGCGCGTCTGCCCTGCATGACGCCTTGCAACACGGCCGTACCGATCTTGTCGAAATACTGTCGCTGAATGGAGGTAATCAACTGGACATTGACGGCACGGGCCGCGTGTATCTGCGTGCGCACCTGCTGGGCCAGCATCAATGACGTGATGTCGATGCCGAAGGCGGTACGCACGGCGCTGCCAATCGTCTGTACGACCTGACGGTCCACACGCTGCACCTGCTGGGCGGCCATCCGCTCGGCCCATTGAGGCAAGCCACCACAGCGCAACGCCGCCCGCAGCAAGGCCGCTTCAATGGCCTGCATGAACTGGGAGGCCAGATAGCCTTGTGGGGCGTTGCCGTCAGGCGCATCACGTGTCATGTGGGGCTGCGATGCGTTGAGCACCGGCAGCACCTCCTCCCGCACTGCTTGGTGCAGCACCCGCACCAAGGCCAGCAGTTCGTTCCTATACATCGCCTCAGCGTGGCGGCTGGGTCGCGGCGGGCGTAACTGCCGCTTCTTGACCCGGCGTCCCTGCAAGCGCAGTAGCTCCGGTAATGTCAACATCTGGAACCTACATTCCGTGGGCCGACAAAGATATCCTTGCGCTCATACAAAGTTTTGTATCATGGCGCATGGAAGGGGCCAAACCGATTGAATTCAGAGGCAGTGCTCTTGACGATTTACGCACTTTTCCAGTGAGCGTAAGACGTGAGGCCGGGTACCAGCTTCACCAAGTGCAAAACGGACGCGACGCTGACGACTGGAAGCCCATGCCTACGGTAGGGCGTGGAGTCCGCGAGATTCGCATCCGTGACGCAGACGGCGCTTTCCGCGTTATCTACGTCGCCACGCTGCCCGAGGCTGTCTATGTGTTGCATTGCTTCCAAAAGAAAACTGAGAAAACCACCAAAGGCGATCTTGATGTAGCGGCTAAACGCTACCGTGATCTGTTTAATGAGGTAGGACAATGAGCAACGAGCGATTCACAAGTGTGTGGGATGCCATTGAGGACACTCCCGAAGCCGCCGAAAACATGAAGTTACGTTCCGCACTCATGATGGCCCTGAAACAACACATCGAAACGGCTGCGCTGAGTCAGTCTCAAGCCGCTACGCTGTTCGGTGTCACGCAGCCTCGCGTGTCAGATTTAATGCGCGGCAAAATCAACCTGTTCGGCTTGGATGCACTGGTCAACATGGCTGCGGCGGCTGGGATGCATGTGGAAATGCGCGTACTGAAAGCGGCGTGAGTGCTTCGCCGGTTTTTTATCTGACCATTGCATGATTCCAATCGCAGCCTATGTATTGGAAGCCGATGCTGTCGTTTCCACCAATGGCCACACATCTGGAGGCTCCATCGCCTGAGACAGTTCCGCCGCCAGCGTCACATCGCGTTCGGTGATCTTTGAATAAGTTTTTTGTTCCAGCAGCTCAGCACAGGGCACGTCTGGACCGATCACACCATGCGCCAGGTAAATCTGATCACGCTCGGCGCGCAGCTTCTCAATGCTTGCCTGTTCTGTCTGGCTCATCTGCCATAGCGAATTGAACTGGATCTCCAGATCATGAGGACACTCCCCCACAGAGGCCCGAAACAGCACCTCATACAACACCCTCAGCACAGGCCGCAGCTCATCCTCCTGCTGCGCCTTGATGCGGTCGTAATAATTGCGAATATCACTGTCACCGGTGGCGTTCATGCCTTGGGGGGACTGACCAAACAACCGGGTTGCCGGAATATCCGCCGCCCCTGAAATATCCATCATGAATTGCTCAATCACATCCTTCACACCCGCAAAGTGATTGGTTTTTTGGGTGTATTCATCCTTAGCATCCAGCAGCAGCATCCGATTGAATGATTTCATCATGGCCGCTAACTGAAAGCGCTTGTGTACCTCTTGCGTCCCTTGGTCTGAGGCGAGCGTGTCGCTGAGTCCAGAGATCCGCAATACATCCACCACCGCCTCAAAAAACATCGACGCCGTGCCCTGGGTCGCGGTGTCATAGCGGCTGAGCGCGTTATACATGGCCTGCAATACCGAGTCATGCCAGTAGCCGTTCCCCCTGAATGCCTCCCAGGGCAGTTCCGCCCCAGAAAAAGCAATCATCCGTGAATGGTCCACCCGCTCCACCGATCCGGCAATCTGATAACAGCGCGGTTGCCCGTAGGTCTCACTCAAGGGGTCCTGGTCCATCTGACCACTGCCCAGCGCCACCCGCCAGCGATCCAACACCGTCAGCGATAGCCTGGTCCCCGGCATGACCGAGGCCGGATCAAACGGCAAGCACGGGTCTTGCCCATGCACATTGATAAACAGCACCGCACCCCCGTACAACCGGGCCCAGGCCAGCGCATCACGTACCTTGGCGCGCACGTTCAACACCTGTTCCACGTTCAACACCTGTTCCAGACGATGCATCGGCTCCAGCGCATCGGCGTGCAGCGCCGTATTCAACGTGACCCATTCCCGCGTCATGTCGGTGGCCGGAATATCCACCACCTTGCGCGCCAGCCAATTGGTCCGGTACATCGCCTCCAGTTCGACACGATCAATCACCCGGGGCAGCAGGTACCGCCCATAGCTCATCTTGTCGCGCTGATCGCCCAAT